GGGATAATCATGTTAGCGGAATTCATTTGAATTTCTCTAAATAACGGTGCTAATACTAGCTCGTTTTGAATATCTCTTTCTACGTTTGTAGATACTATTTGTTCGAAGTCTGCACTAGAAACCGCAACACCTGAATGTGCGTTTACTTTTTCCATTACGCTTTTAGCGTATGGTGTGTCAAATCCTCTACCAGTTGCAAGACCTAAGATCTTGGCATCTACGATATCGCCTTCGAAAGCTTCTTTCCAGTTTTTGTTCCCTCTATCTTGGAAAATTCTTTTTGATTCGCGCATAGCTTGAATCTCTTCGGATTTTTCAGATAGTTCGGATTGAAGTTCTTTAACAACAGACTCTAAGTCTCCTTGTCTCTCTTCAACCTTAGCGGCAACATCATTGATAAGCTTCTCAGCTCCAGAAATACTTGACTTAACAACTACTTTCTGTTTTTCCTGTTCAGCGTCCAATTCAGCTTTTTCAGTAGCTTCTACTTCAGCTTTCGCTGTAGCTTCTGCTTCGTCTTTAGCTTTTTGCTCGGCTTGTTTCATTGCAATGCTAGTAGCAGTTTGATCTGCAACTTGCTTTGCGAATGCTTCAAGGTCGAACTCAGGGCTTACTTCAGGAGTTTTATTTTCTTCTGACATTTTCGTCTCCGTTTTGTCGGCATTTGCCTCGCTTGACTGCTCAATCTTTGCATTCGCGTCGATTGAGGGAGTCTCTTTAATAAAGTTTTTCTTGAACTTATCATACTCTTCCATGCTATCAAATGATTTTGCTAGGGAGAAGACTGCTGTTTGGTTACACGGAACCGAAACTACAGACACTTCAAATAGTTCTGCGTCCTTTATCTTATATCCATCGGTTTCTGATATATAATCAGCGTCCTTGACTTTGAAACCGACAGAAAAAGCTCCAAGAACGCCATCTTTAATAAGATCTTTAATTTCGCCAGCAGATTTGGATATACGAGCAGTAAGCTCTAGTCCATTCTCTGTGACTCCTATTTCTTTTGCACGACCAATAGGTCTGTCATAGTTGTGATTAAACAATATAACTGGATTGTTTTTAAAGTTATCCAATCCACCTTTTGCCCATGCAGCACTTTCAATCATATCACCAGCACGATCTAATGCGTCTGTACTAGCTGATCCTTTGATATCTAGTCCACCATCATCGTCTTCGCCTAGTGTTTTGAAAGTATTTGTCCAGTGAAATATCTTTTCCATGGTTAATCCTCCTTTTTAGCCTTTGCCTTTTTAGGGGCAGGGGCAGGAGCCGGGGCAGCTATTTCAATTGGAAATCTAAATTTAGCGGCTGCTAAAACTCTGTTCCATGAACCAAACTTCCTTCTTAAAAGGTAGTCTCTCACAGGAGCTTTCGGGTCCGCTTTATAATCTGATAGGCTTACGGTATCTACATTGTTTGCTTGCATATACTCGCTTAAAGCCTTTAGTATCATATTTTTTGTCATAATTATTCTTCCTCTGCGGGTGGGGTCTCTTCTGGTCTACCACCTTGCTCTGGATTCGCGGCCGATCCTGCAATATTTGCAGGAACTCGCGGTTGATCGAATCCGTCAATCGTCTCAAGTCTCAACGCCTCCCTTGCTTCGTTCGGTGTTAATATTCCCGTATTTACAAGCGTAGCGTAGTAGTTAGCCTGGTCTCTCAATTCAGGCTGAAGTGCGGGCACATCGCTCACATCTTCATTTAGTTTAAAACCGAAGAACCTCTCGAAAGCATACCCCATTTTTCTAATAATAGGTAGTATGGTTTCTAAATAATAAAGACGGTGATTTGGTCTAATGTTAGCATTATTCCCACCGTCCAATAAAATTGGTGGAACACCCATGGCTTCTAGAATAATTCTTTCATTGGTTTTTATACCTTCTTGAAAGTCTAAGTTCTGGAAGTTGACTTCCGTCAAGTTCTCCACCTCTAATCCACCATCTAGGAATAACGGTCTACGACCTCCTGATGTTGGGTTATATCTAGCAATCCAAGCCTGTAACATTCTTTCTTTAATTTTCTCAGAAAGTGTGTTAGGAGACTTGAGTACTAAACCTGGTACTGCTCCGTTCTTGAAGAAGTTATCTTGGAATCTTCTCATACTTCCAAGTAACTGCATGGTTCTCCATGCTGGCTTCAGTCTAGGAACTCCTCTATAAATAGAGTTAAAACTGTTTTCTTTAATATGTATAATCTCTTTTGGACTATACTCTGTTCCGTTATCGAATACAAACTTATCTATGTAAGTACTCTCATCTGTTTCTATTGTAACTTTATCTGCTGGTAAGTGATAAAGGTGCGCCCCATCAAAATAGACAAAAATGTTTCCGTCTATTAGTAGGTCTGTGATTAAATTTCTTTTGAATGAGCTAACGTCCTGAAAAGGATTGGGCTCTCTATTAAGTAACAAATCGAGCTTACCTCGTCTCATATTCTTGACGATATTGTTCATACCTTTTAATTGCTCACCAACATCAAACGGTATATCCGCAGCGTCGTCCACTATCATGTTAACTGCTCGGTTTACTACCTCTAGTTGTTCGTAAGCATTACGGTAATTTGTTGCAACTTCTCTAGTACTAAGAGAACCGCCTTCTTCATTGGCGATATAAGGTTGAGAAGGATTTAACTTCTCATATTCCTCACTTGCTGAGGTTCTTCCTAATATTCTGTCATACCATGCCATATTTGTCTCTCTGTATACCCACCCATCTTTCTTGTTTCTTTGCTGTTACTACTCGAGGGCGTTTGCCGTAGATGGAGTGAAGTTTCATATGATGTTCGTGACATAATGTAACAGCAGCTTCGTAAATTTGTTCGTTGTGTTCAGTTATAAACTCTTCTCTGATACCCATAATATCTTCTGCATCAGTTATTTTAATCTTATTCTTTCTCAGCCAAATCTCTAACAACTCTGTTAGACCGTGAAAATGATGAAAGTCGAGATTCTCTGTTGCTCCACAGATAAAGCATTCCGTCCCTTTATTGTATTTCGACTTAGCCTTGTCCCGAACATATTTAACTAGATCTCGTTTTAGTTCCATAACTTATTCCATTCATTAAATTATACTATCTTTCGGGTATGTTGTCAAGAACTATTTTTGTGCGGTGGTAATTAGAAGCTAGTGGCACTTGTCTCAAACGAGTACAACGCATACCGTAATGCATCAGCCATATGTGATGCCATGTTGTGTTTTGGTTTCTCTTTCAATAAATTCGGATTGGGATCCCATTGGTATTGGTCAAGGGAGATTAGAGTCTCGTGACATCTTTGATCAACTATAAGTCTATCATTATCACAGATTGCTGCCACATGACCTATTCCGTCTAAAACAGATTTCTTTGCGTTAAGAGTAC